CGAGGAGCATGACGACACCCACCGGAAGTTCGACACCACCGATCAGCGCGAGTGGACCTTCCAATGCCCCGAGTGCGAACTGCGCCAGCCCTGGAAATGGGAGAACGTGGAGTGGAGCAAAGAGGCCCGGGACGACACCGGCGAATGGGACTTCGGTCAGGTGCGGGCCACCACCTCCCTGCGATGCGAGGGCTGCGGCCACGGATTCGAGGACAGCGACCGCACCCGCCGCCTGCTCAATGCCACCGGCCGCTACGTGGCCCAAAACCCGAACGCCTCGACCGAGAACGTGGGCTTCCACTGGAACGCCCTCTGCGCGATGAGCTGGGGACGGCTCGCCGAACTCTATCTCCGCGCCAAGACCGCAGCCCGCATGGGCGACATCGAGCCTCTCCGCATCTTCTACCAGAAGCGCCTCGCCTTGCCCTAGCGGGATTTCGTGGACGACTTCCGCTTGGAGATTGTGCCGGGCGGCTTTCAGCTTGGCGATCCCTGGGAACAAGAAGCGGCACTTGACGCCTCGGGCCGCATTCTGGAAGCGCCCTTCGATCCCGCATTGGCTGCGGCCCCGTTGCGCATCCTCACCGTGGATTGTCAGATGGATCACCTCTTCGCCCTGGCCCGAAGCTGGGCGGCAGACGGCAGTTCCCGTCTGCTCTGGCACGAGCGCATCCTCACCTTTGATGACGTGGACACTCTCCAGGAACGCTTCGGCATCCATCACAACCTCGTCTTCGTGGACGCGGGCTACGCCACCTATGACGTGTACAAGGAATGCGCCAAACGGGGCTGGACCGCACTGATGGGCGATCGCCGCCCCACGTTCCTGCATCGGCTCCGGGACGGGCGCAAGGTGCATCGGTTCTACTCGCCCCGCCGCAAGGTGGCCTTGAATCGCACCCAGGGCTGCTCGGTGTTCTACTGGTCCAACCTCAACATCAAGGACATGCTCGCTCGGCTCCGGCGCAACCAGGACCCGGAGCGCGGCCCCACCTGGGAGATCCCGCAAGACGCCGGGGAGGACTACCTCAAGCAGATGGAGAGCGAGCGCCGAGCCAAGAAAGGCGGGAAGTGGCTCTGGCTCCAGATCGGCGACCGGCCCAACCACTACTTCGACTGCGAGGCCATGCAGGTCACCGCCGCCGCAATGCTCAAGCTGGTCGGGCGAGAGGCCGGCGGGGGCGACGCTCCTGAGGGCAATGAGGAGGCGGGCGAAGATTGACACGCGGGCCCGGGCAAACGCACGCCCATGCCCAAGCCGAAGTCCAAGTCCAAAACCACTCCAACTCCAAATCCACAGCCAGCGCCGCGTCCGAAGCGCTCGCGCAAGCCCTCGACCAAGAAGCGCAGCCGAGCCGTCGCTCCTCCGCGCCTACCACAGCCCAATCCTTTTCGGCTCGCCCCGGCCCGCGCATCCATCCTCTCGCAGCCGCCCAGCGGCCAATTTCTCAAGGGCAAGCTCACCTTCATCGGGATCGGTATCTCCGCCCTGGGCGCGTTGAGCAAGGTTTTCGGGGTGCCCGTGCCAGTCTCGGAAATCCGCGACATCGTCGGCTGGTTCCAAGCCAACTCGGGCACCATCTCCGAGCTGGCGGGGCTGATCGTGGCCGCCTACGGCCGGCTCCGAATCAACTGGCGGAAGGAGGGCGCACGATGAAAGTCACGCCCGAAGTGCTCGGCGACCAGATCGTGCGCGAGGCGGGCCGCTTCGTGGGATTGCGCGAAGTCCGCCGCAACTCCGACTGGGACAACCCGAAAACGCCCGAGCGCGACACCGCCCTGGCCGCGGAACTGAAGCGCCTGATGCGGCCTTCTCCCTGGGAAGACGGATGGGCGTACTGTTGTAGTGCGGCTGAGGGCTGGGTGGTAGCCGCCCTCCAATCCCTGGAATTCCCTGATTCCAAGATCGCTCGCTGGCGCAAGGTGATGACTCCGCATTGTGTGACCAGCGCGGGCAACTTCCGCGCCCGGGCTCTCCTCACTGACAAGCCGGTGCGAGGCGCAATCTGGCTGGCCCGTCACGGCACCACCTCGAACGGCCATGCCGGGATCGTCACCGCCGCTTCGGGCAAGTCCATGTCCACCATCGAGGCTAACACCTCGCTCGATCCCACCACTCCGGCCAAGGACCGGGAAGGCGACTGGATCACCACTCGCATCAGGGGCGTGGGCGGCACCGGAAGCCTCAAGACCATGGGCTTTGTCACGCCTGCTTCCATCCTCGCCCTCCTTGAAGCCTGATCGCCCTGTGAACCTCAACTTCAACCTTACTGGCCGCGTCCATGACCTCATCGCCACCGCCTCGGCGGGCGGAGTCGTTGCAGTGGCGCTCACCGATCTCGATGTGGCCATCAAGATCGTGGTCGGCATCCTGACCAGCATCTTTATTCTCCTGGGCATCGTCATTCGGGCGAAGGATTTGCGTTCGGGTTCCGGGCAGAAGGACGACTCCCGGAAAGCGCCTCCCCGGCGGCGTTGACAGCCGCCCCGCCCATATGGCGAAGGGACTTTTCGTGACCGGCTTCACCGCCGCAGAGGTGGTGCAGATCCAGGCCAAGGCCAAGGAACTGCTCATGGAAGGCAAAACCCTCATGTCCTGGGGCGAAAGCGGTTCGACCGCCTCCAAGCAGTTCGCCATGCCGGTGGCCGACGTGCTGGCCGAATGCGCCCACGCTCTGCCCATCCTTGATTCGGCCTCCTACGGCCGCCCGCCGCGCCGGGTAGGACGCACGCGAGTTGGAGACATCCCGAAATGAAGGGCCGCCTCCAACGCTTCGCGGCTTCCCTGCTGCCGCCCATCCTCGTTCCGAAGGCCTGGTCGTCAGTCTACGACAACGCCCAGAACTCGCCCCGCCGCGGACCGGTGCCCGGAGCTTCGCCTCGCGACGCCCGCAAGGATCTCACTCCGGCCACCCGGAGCGAGTTGGTCCGACGCGCCCGCTACCTCCACAAGAACTCGGGCTTCGTGCGGGAGATGGTGTCGAGCATGGCCATCTACTCCACCGGTGATGGCATCCGGCCCCAAGCCCAGTCGCCCGACCCGGCCTGGAACCAGAAGGCGGAAGACCATTTCAAGCGCTGGGGCGCACGCTGCGAGGTGACTGGCCGCTTCAGCTTCGAGGAATGCCAGGGCCTGGTCTGCCGGGGACTGGACGTGGACGGGGAATGCTTCGTGCTCAAGACGCGCGACCGGTTTGGCCTTCCCTCCATCCAGCTGATCGAAACCCACCGCATCGGGGGCGAGGATTTCACCCAAGGCACGGTGGATGGAGTGACCCTGGATGCCTGGGGCGCGCCCGTGGCCTACCGGCTGATCGAGGACCGCGGCCCGCGCGACGTGCCCGCCTTCCAGATGCTCCATGTGTTCGAGCCGGAGCATGTCAGCGCCGTGCGCGCCGCCCCCACGATCCAGCATTCCATTAATCACGTGATCGACGAGATGGAACTGCTTGCGCTGGAGAAATACGCAGTGAAGGACAACGCCGACGTGACCCGCGTGCTCAAGAATGAGATCGGCAAGCTGGAGGAAGGCACCGACTTCGAGTTCCGCGACGGCGAGGCGTCCCTGGAATCCGAGACGAGCGATGCGGCAGACTTGCAGCGCATCGTGGGCGGCAAGCTCCTGGCGCTCAAGCCGAACGAATCCCTGGAATCCTTCGAGTCGAAGCGCCCAAGCCCCACGTTCACCGGATTCCTTGAGCACCTGCGGCGGGACTCCGCCCTTGGCGTGCTGCCCTTCGAGTTCACAGCCGATTCGTCGAAGATCGGAGGTGCTGGCGTGCGCCTCGTTGTGGCCAAGGCGGATCGGCGCTTCTCCTACCGGCAGATGATCCTGATCCAGCGCCTGATCAAGCCTGTGTGGTTCTACGTGATCGGCGACGCCATTTCCCGGGGCGATCTGGAACCGGCCCCGAACTGGTGGAAGATCAGCGCGGTTTGTCCTAAGCGCGTTTCCGTGGACGCCGGACGTGAGGCTCAGCAGAACCGGGCGGACGTGGAGATGGGGCTCAAGACAATCTTGGACCACTACGAGGAACTCGGGGCGGACTTCGGCGAGGAACTCCAGCGCCGAGCTCGGGACATCCGCATGATCCTCGACACCGCCAAGGAATACGGAGTGCCACCGGAGTTGTTGTGGAAGCCTGTGGGTGATGTCACTCCCCAGCAGAAGACAGGATCAGGGCCTTCAGGTCCTCGCGAATGAAAAATCGGGCCTCGGATTGGAGCCGATCCATTTCCTCGCTGACGGAAGCGATTCGGGAAGCTTCCTTCGCATGGAGCAATTCACCAAGAACTCCGGACACCTTCAGGTTTCGCTCCCTGGCCAGTTCCCGGCCTTCCCGGTCATCAAGGAGGATTTTGTCCGCCCCAAGAACCTCCGCCAGAGCGATGGCCTCGCACTCGCCCGGATCGGCTCGTTCCAGGTAAGGCGATAGGTCCAGTGATTCCGGAAGCGACGTTACCGCGATCCAGCCCTCGTCGAAGGCCGCCTCCAAGTCCCGGCGACCAGCCTCGTGATCAAGAGCGGCCAACTCTGTCCGCACCATCTGAGGAATGGTGAGACTGCCATAGCGATCCTTGAGAAGTCCGAGTCGCCCGATGATCGCCAGATTGCTCAGGGGCGAGGTGTTACTCACCACGAGCATCCGCAATATCCTCCATCGCCTCGGTCACGCCGTAGTCCCGGGGAATACCGCGTTCGGCTAGCTCACACGCGAAAGCCACCCGATCCAGTCCCGCCATGCCAGCGGCGCGACCGAACGTCAGCCATCGCTTTGCATAATAGCGGGCGGCCAGCTCGATCCGCATGTGACGTTCCCTCTCGCCTGGCCCCAACGGCAAGTGGCGCAGGATTTCGTCATCGACTTCGATCGTGATGCTCACGCTGCAGTGTAGCCCGCGCCCCGCCGCGTGGCAATGGCCCAATCTCAATGCGGGCTCTCGCCGTTGACACACTGGCAGGGGAGTGACGCCGCTCGACGCCATCCGCACCCGGCAACCCTGGCTCATCGCCCCCGAAGCCCTCGACCATTTCGCCGCCCGGGCCACGGCCTTTTCTCTGGGGCAGCTGCGTCAGGAAACGCCGCCCACTCATCCGCTCCTCAGCATCGAGGACGGCGTCGGCATGGTGAGCATCCAAGGCCCACTCATCCGCCGTCCGGATGACATCGAAAGCTGGCTCTTCGGGGCGGTGGACACCGAGGAAGTCATTTCTGCGGTAGTTGAAGCCGCTGGTCGCTCCGAGGTCCAATCGATCCTCCTCGACATCGATTCCCCCGGCGGCACGGTGAACGGCACGCCCGAACTGGCCGAGGCGGTTGCGGATGCTTCGCGGCAGAAGTTCGTCTACGCATTCTCCGGCGGACTCATGTGCAGCGCCGCCTACTGGGTGGCTTCCCAGGCGGACGCCATCTATGCCGCGCCCAGCGCCCGGATCGGCTCCATTGGCGTGATCATCCCGTTCCTCGACAAGGCCGAAGCGATGGAGCGGGCCGGAATGCGCATGGAGGTGTTCGCTTCCGGCAAGTTCAAGGGGATCGGCTTTCCCGGCACATCCCTCACCGATGAACAGCGCGCGTTGCTCCAGGGCGAGGTGGAGGAAATCTTCGCCGACTTTAAGACCGCCGTGCTCGCCCGGGGCCGGAAGATCCCGGACGAGGCCATGGAGGGCCAGACCTTCAGCGCCCGCCAGGCCCAGCGCCACAACCTCGCGGGGATCGCCAAGAACCGCGACGCAGTGCTGGCCCGGCTCAGCCGCCTCCGCGGCTCCAAAGTTGACACCGTAGCCCGGTCGATTCCGCACGCGCTCATGAAGACCGTTGAAGACCAACTTTCCGATGCCCTCGCCCAGATCAAAACCCTCGAAACGCAGGCGGGCGGCGTCGACATCCAATTCCGGCAACTTTCCGAAGATCTCGGACAGGCCAGGGCCGCCCTCGCCGAACACGAAGAGGCGGCGACCGGCCTGAAGAATCAACTCGACACCGAGCGCGCCGAAAGCCGGGAACAACTGGCCGGCGCACACACCGAGATCGACCAGCTCACCCAGCAAGTCACCGGCCTCACCGAGGCCAACGCCCAGCTCGCCGCCCTCGACCGCGACCTGGAAAAACGGGCCGCCCTCCGTGCCGCCCAAATCGCCGCCGAAACGGGCAGCGCCACTCCCGCCCAGGTCACACCCGCTGGCGAATCCCGGCCGAACCAGGCGCCTAAGAGCGCCGCCGAAGTTTGGAACCGCCAGTTCTCCAAGCCCCACTAATCACTCCGCATTCCAAAATCCCAAATCCGCATTTTAAGTCATGCCTGTTCCCACACTTCTTGACCTCGCCAAGCTGGACGCCGGAGTCGGCTACCCGATCATCGAGGAAGCCGTGAAAAGCGCTCCCGAACTCCGGGTCGTGCCCGCCTCCACCATCCTCGGCACCACGATGGAACTCACTGTGCGCACCGGCCTGCCCTCCGTGGCGTTCCGGGACGCCAACCAGGGCGTGGCCCGCAGCAAGTCCAGCTACGAGACCCGCACCTTCCAAACCCACATCCTGGATCACCAGGTCGCCGTTGACGAACAGATCGTGAACGGGGCCAAGGACCGCGGTCGGCTCTTGGAGAACCACGTCACCGGCGTCATGGAAGCGGCCATGCACTATGTGGGCGGGCAGTTCTACTACGGTACCGGCCACGACGCGAAAGGCTTCCCCGGCCTGCTGGCTCAATACGCCGCCGACACCGATCACACCGTGGACGCGGGCGGAACCACGAACAAGACCTCGGTGTGGTTCCTCAAGCTCGGCCCCGAGTGCCTGGAGTTCCTCTTCGGCAACAGCCAGACGATCGGGCTCAACGACACCTGGGATCTGGAGACGGTGTATGACGACCAGGGCAATCCCTACAAGGCTTGGACCAACTGGATGACGGGCCGGATCGGCCTGCGCCTGGCCAACCGCCACTGCGCGGTTCGCATCAAGAACGTGGAGGAGTCCGGCGACACCAAGAAGACGCTCGGCGACGACCTACTCTACGCCGCCTACGAGAAATTCACCGAGTTCGGCATGGAGCCCACTCACATCTTCATGAACGGGCGGTCCAGGGAACAGCTCCGGGGCAACCGCACCGCCACGAACCCGGCTGGCATTCCGGCTCCACTGCCCACCGAATGGGAGGGCATCCCGATCATCCGCAGCGCCTCGATCAACAACAGCGAAGCCTGATTCACATCCCGCCCTCCGAACCCCTCATTCCGAATTCCCATCATGCACTCTCTCAAAGACGGCCAACTCACCCGCATCAAAGCCCTGCCCGGAGCCGGGGCCAGCGCTTCCTCCAACTCCATCGATCTCCTGGCGGTGCGTCAGGAGGAATGTCACTTCGAAGTGGAGGTGACCCTGCCCGCGCTGCCAAACTTGGCGGCCGACAAGTCGGTCACCATCACATTGGAAGATTCGGCCGACACCATGTCCTTCACCGCCATTCCGGGTCTGGCACCGCTAAAGGTTACTGGAGCGGTTGGAGGTGGAGGCAGCGCGGCATCTCAACGGGTGCGACTGCCTTCCGTGGCCCGCCGTTTCATCCGCGCCACTGCCAGCGTGGAGGCAGCGGGTGGGAACAACACGGCGGTGAGCTTTTCGCTCGGACTGGTCTTCTGAAGTTCGGCATTGGTTGGCTCTAGGGGGAAACGCCCCGATCGGTCATCGAGACTGGTCGGGGCTTTCCTCTTTGTGGCGCAACGAACTCAGGACCGATTGACAGGCGGCATGGAGGAAGATGCCCGTCAGCCGCTACGACGAACTCGACGCCGACCTGGCCGCGGTCCTCGAAGACGTGGGCATCCCGGTCACCTGGAACGGCTCCTTCTATCCCGCCGTCGTGGCCGATCCGCAGGTGCAACTCGACCTCCAATCCGGCGGCTTCCTGCCCGAGTCCGACTTTCAGGTGAGGCTGCGCAAAGCCGCATTGCCCCAACCTTGGCCCAAGATGCGCCAGACCGTGACGATCCGGGGCGAGACTTACGCCATCAAGGGAATCACCGACCGCCCCACCAGCCCGCTCCTCATCCTTCACGTGGCCCGGTCATGAATGCTTCCCTCGAACACGCCTTCGCCGCCTGGCTGAGCGCAGCCGGAATCACCGCTCCAACTCACACCGGGGCGTCCGCAGAGGAATTCGATCCCGAGAATCTGGCCATAATCGTCTTGGTGCCGGACGTGGAGCATTCCGTGGGGCCGCTGCATCGCGCCACAGTGAACCTGGTCGTGTCGGGCCCGGCCTATCACGCATCCGTCCAAAGCTACCGGGATACAGCGAACGCGATCCGCCAGATCGTGGATGCCCACGACACCGCTGGGCTCTCCGCCGCCCTCACCGAGTACGCGGGAGCCCAGTTCGGAGGGCTCTGGGTGCGGGACAGTTCCGAGCGCATCGAGGAAGATCGCTGGATCCACACGCTCACCCTCCTGGCCGGCCTGGCGCGTTGACAGCCGCTCCCGGTCATGCCCGCCCATCTCGGAGTCGCCTCCACCTTCGGCCTGAGCGCCCCGGCGGGCGGTTACGTGCATGAATCCTCGCGCGAGGACAGCATTGAGATTGCCACCATCCGAAACGAATCGGGCATCACCGTGAAGGCCACTCCCAAGCCGATGGTGACCCGCACGGTGAACCTCAAGGGCAAGGGCGACGCCAACTTGGCTGCGGTCAGTTCCGGGGCGTTCACGGCGGGCCAGCTTCGCGTCACCGAAGCCAAGCAGAGCGAGAGCAACGACGATTTCCCCGACTTCGAGATCACTGGCACCGCCTATCTCAATCTCCCTGGCTCCTGACACTCGCCATGCCCGTCACCCTCACCAAAATCGGCATCCAGTCCGTGGACATCACCCTCGCCGAGAGCGTGGAGGTGAGCGCCAAGGTAGAGAGCAAGCCGCTCATGGATCAGCACGGCAAGTTCGTCGATGGCGCGGCCTTCGATCCCACTTCCGATTTCTCGCTCAAAGGTCGAGGCGACCTGCCCGCCGGACTGGCCATCGGCACCGACGGTGGCGGCGCTGCCGGCTTGTTCACCGGTGGCGTGACCATCGTCGCCAACGTGAAGGAGCTGGAGAAGAACGACGACTGGAACGCCTGGGAATGCTCCGGCCAGCACTTCCCCAATGCCTCGTGATCCCATGAAGACCGGCCAAAAGATCGTGTTCGTGCGCGGTGAGGAATCGCCCCATCGCAGCCCCGACACCGCCCTCGTGGCCGCCGCGTTGGTGAGCGGAGTGCGGCTGGCCGGAGACAAGCCCTTCCTGGACACGATCGAGGAAGTGGGTGGCGAGGCCAAACGCGCAAACTCTTGGAGCCTGGATGGCGCGAGCGAGATCACCTTCCGGCCCGGCTTCCCCGAGGAAACCATGGACTTCGCCGAGTTCCGCCGCCGCTTCGAGGACGACGCCTGGTGCCGCGCCAACCCGGATCACCCAATCTCGTACCTCCGCGCTTTGGCCGACACGCTCCTGAGTCTGCAAGACCAGCTCCGGGGCCGCAAACCCGCCCTGCTCATCCGCAAAGGAAAGCGCTTCGCCGTGATCCCACAGGACGCCGACCCGGAACGGAAGCGCGAGATCCTGGCCTTGCTCGGCTGACACCGCTCCCTTTCCCATGAACCAAGACGACCGCACCACCAAGCTCGAAGCCGCCTTCGCCGATCCTTCCGATGGACACACGAAGGTGGGCAATATCCACCTCCGGCCATTCTCCCTGGGCACGCTCAACCTCTGCCGCCGACTCAATCTCACGCTCTTCCTCGACGAAAACGCCGAGCTGACCGACGAGGAAAAGCAGCGCCAGATCGTGGCCTTCGCCTGGGCGCAATCGGCTCCATTGCCCGACGTGCTGGCGGCTCTCCGCACGAACACGGCGGACGAGAAGATCGAGGAGTTCGAGTTCGGCCTGGCCGTGGGCGATCTCCCGGCCCTGCTCGACGAAATCCAGCGCATCGGCGAACTGGCCGCCGCCGCCACCGTGGACGTGGCCCCGAAACCCGGCGCGTCCGGCGAAGAGGGCACGCCCCCAAACTGATTGAGCCGGGGTGGACGGCATCGATCGTCTTCACCTTGGCGCGAGAAACCGGCTGGCCTGAGGCCTTTCTGCTCTGGCAACTCCCGCTGCCCCGGGCCTTGCAATACTACCACTGCGCGTTGCGGGCTTCCCTGGCCTGGACCGTGCCGCCCAGCGAACCAGCCCACGCCCAGCTCGCCCGCCTCGAAGCGCTCGCCGCCACCTTGGCCGTTGACGACGACGACGAGGCATAGCGATGACCACCGAGATCAAGGTCGATACCCGCGCCTTCATGGCCACGGCCGCCCGCTTCCTGGCCACCTCGAAGCGCGATCATCTCGTGGTGA